GGACACCCTGAGCCGGTGAAGCGGTTCCAAATCCAACGCGATCATTCGTCGAATCAACCTTCAGGACGTTCGTATTAACCGTCAGATCGCCGGTGATGGTGGCGCTGGCGAGGGTGGCGGTGCCGCCTGCTCCCAAGAGCTGGTTGACCGTAATCTTACGGGTAGAACCAGAGCTGGCCATCAAGGTGTCTGCGATATTAACAATCGGCAGCACATCGGTGGCTGGGTTGGTGGTGACTTGCGGTGAAAGCAAGCCTGTGATTTTTGTATCTGCCATATCAGTTAACTGTTAGAATGAATTTATCGGATGCTTCGGTTAAAAGGAGATCAACGCCACCTTCCAGTGCCATTCGATCATAGGTTCCAAATGTGATAACGATCTTGCTCGCACTTCCATCTTCGCAATAGATGAAGAAGTCGTCCTCCTGCAACAGATCTCGGCGCATGATTGGCTCGTCAGGAGGTCTGACGTTTCCGCCAGACCCACTCGAAGCCAATCTTGTTCCAAGAGCCAGCGTCACAGGCTTAAGAGTTGATCACTCCGTTGAACGCTACCACCGCACCGAATGAAAGCTGGAAGCTTTGGATCGGTCCAGGAAGCGTGATGCCAGCAGGAATGGTCGTTCCACTCCAAGTGCCAGTGATGTTGTTACCAGTGATCGAAGTAAAGGTGGTAGGGGCAACCGTGGTAATCGCCACAAACGGGCCAGTGGTCAGTGTCGTGGCCGTCACGAGAGCGAAGCCCGAAACGCCCATCGAAAATTCAATGGCCAGATTAGATTCTATGCTCATATATCCCAGATCTTCCGAATTTGATTCTTTGTGAAAGTGCTTTCAAAGCGGGAACCCTGACGGTCTTCCATCCGGCTGAATCCCTGCTTCACCTTGTCCTTGAGTTCGGCTTCGCGGGCAAAGCCGGTGACCCCGAAGCGGGCCACCGGTTGCCTGTTCCACCGCTTCCCATCAAGGACAACAGAGTCAGTACCCATCGGAGCGATATGCTCGATGGACTGACCATTGTTCTCGAAGGTATAGATCGGCATGTTAGGACTCCATCTCGCTGTCGTACTCCTCAACCATCTTACGCATACCCTTTTCGTCCATAGGCTCCTTGGAAGCCATGGCCTTCTCGCTCTTGTTTTCGTACTCAGCGGGCATACCGTTCACGCTCCGAATCTCGACATAAGCTTCGCCGTTATCGAGCTTCTTGAGAACACCGCGAACATCGTCGAGAACCACTTCATCACCCACTTCAGGCATGGCCTGTTGGCCATCTTCCATGTCAGTGGAAAGAGCCTCGACCGGAATAGAAATCATGGGCGCATTGTTGTCAGCCTCTTCACATCCGCAAGCGGAATGAGAAGGGGCACCACCGATTGCTCGATGATGCCCCTTTGGGCTGACGGCAATCACCATGATGGTGGCCGTCTTGGGTCGCATATTACAGCGTGGAAGCGGTCTTAGTGCGATGCACCAAGTACCAAGCCGGATTCAGGTTCGCAGGAGCAGCACCACTGGTGTTACCAGCGGCCAAACGCAGAGCGGCGAAGAACAGTTTCACACCAACGGTGACAACCTGGTTCAACGGATCGCTCTTGTCGGGGGTATCGGTGATAACGATCTTCGGAGACAACGGATCATCACCGGTCAGAGCAGGAATACCGAACGCTTCCTGACCAAGGAAGAACGAAGCGATAACGTCAGCAGTGGTTCCGAGACCACCGCCACCAGCGGGGTTGTACACGAAGCGGTTGCCCTCAGTGCTGGTGCTGGCCTGACTGATGAACGAGTTGGTCTGAACAACCACGCGGCAACCGTAAATGGAACCAACTTCACCACGATAGAAGGGTTGACCCTTGTTGCCGTAGTTAGAAGCGTTCAACCACTGGTCATCGCGCATCAGGTCGCGAGCAATGCGGGGATCGGTCGCGAGGACGTAGCCACCGTTGATCATCGGAGCGCGATTGCGCTTCAGGCGGGTCATGGAATCGAGGACGCTCTCAGAGGTCATCGTGACGTTAGCCTTGGCCGTATCGGTGCTAAGACCAACGAAGGTCTGAGTGGTCAACGAGGCTGGGTTACCGTACACGCAAATACCACCGGAGCTGGCAGCGGTTCCGCAAGCGTCCGAGTTATCAAACGTGCCACCACCTTCAGCGGCGGAACCGATGGAACCGTTGCTGGCAGTGAGGTTAGAACCAATCAGCGTGTTGCGGATCACCGAGTCAACCCACAGGGCCATGTCCAGACCGGAGGTCTTGGTGGACTGCTGCAAGCTGTTGAACAGGTCCGTGGCGCGGAGGATATCGCTCAGGCCGATGACCTGACCATACTGCGTGAGAGCCTTATCGAGCTTCAGCAATGCAAGCTGGCGATAGGTGCCAACGGCAGGAGCAACGCCTTCGTTAGCGTAAGCAGTAGGGGCCGCAAGGGTCTGAACACCAGCGATGCTCGGAGGACCGAAACGGAACATGCTGATCGCACGGTTACCGTTGTTGCGAGGGATCGGAGCCTTCATGGCGAACTGATCCAGAATGGTCTCCTGCTGAACGATGGAGAGCAGCTCCTTGCTGAAGTAGTTCTGGAACTGGTTAGTGAGCGTGGGTGAGGTAGTTAGGCCGGGCATATTTTAGTTGTGGTTGTGCTATTAGCCTTCGTCCCGGTCGAACTCTCTCGTCGCTCGCATGAGCGCGTCCCTTTGCTCCTTCAGGGATAGCTTGGAGAAATCCTTCTCTTCAGCCTTGAGTTGTCCTGCCGGTACGCTTTTACCAATAGCGGTCTTCTGCTGGAGCTTACTGAGTTGTTCTTTCAGAGACTTGTTCTCGGCTTCCATCGACTGAGACCGTTCGGCTGCATTCTGGAGCTTCACAATTTCGACAGCATGGACAAGTCCATCAGGAGTCGCAGTGAGCAGCGGGAAATTATTCAGAAGCTGAACAGTACGCTTGTACTCAGAGCTGTTCTGATCTTTCAGCCAAGCCTCCTTCTCGGACAGCTTGCCGTAGTTTTCAGCCCATGACTTCTGGAACTGCTCCTGTTGAACCTTCTGCTGTCTTTCACCAGCCGCTTTGCGGACATTATCAGCCTTAGCTCGCGCTGCCTTGGCCAACTGAGAATCGCCATCAGCCTCAAACTCCTTGGCCGCAGCCTCGTAGTCATCAGCCGTATAGCCCTTCTCGTCCCGATGAGAATTGGTTTCGGTGGCCTTGGATTGCTCCCGGCTCCTGCTCCATTCCTCACGCTCACGCCTCACCGCTTCGCGCTCAGCCTTGAGGGCCTCCTTCTCAGCGTTGATTTGCTCCCAGGACTTCGCCTTTCGGTTCTGTTCCTGAGCGAATTTGCTCTTCTCCTTATCAACCTTCGGCTCGGTCTTTGTCGCCTTCGGTTCCGTCTCTGACTTCGTGCTTACTTCCTTATCGCCACCATCGAACTCTTTGCTGGCGGTCACCTCATCAGAGGATTCCTGCTCAACCGGAGCTGACTCGTTTGATGTTGGAGTCTGCTCCCTTGGCTGGCTGTCAATATCGACACCGGCATCGTGATCTCTGGCCAACGCGAGTAGGCCATCTGCACTCATTGATTCGTCTGACATATTGTGCTTTTACTCGTTTGCTGGTCCGCACAGACCGGCAACCGCAACTTTGATCCTATGTGTTCGTGGCAGAATCTGGATCATCATCCTGCCCCGTAATTGATTCCTGATCGGCCATCACTTCGATGACCTTCACAAGACTGGCCTGACCCATTGCAAAGCCTGACGAATATTGCAAATGGTTTCTATCAGTTATCGCAGAAGCATTCTGCATAAGCACAGTGTTTAACAGTGCGTCCCTGAATCGTTTGCCAGTATCGCTATTGAAGAAATTATTGAGCGTGATCGCGTCCTCTTTGCGCCAAGGAAGCGGATCGACCCATCGTTGATGCCGCGCAAATGTCCACGCGGTACGGACTCGTGCGAAGAAGCTGATCATTTACTTGCTGGCTTTCTTTCGACCGGCAGCTTGGCGGCGCATGAACTCTGCGGCCCCCAGCTTCTTGCGACCGATATAGGCAGCAAGTGCGCGAGGATCATCGGCCCCCTCCTTACGGAGTTCGTTTGCCAGTTTACTGAACTTGGATTTCTTCTTCATGTTAGGAAATGGGTCGCCACGCCTTGCAGGACCACGTTCTTGGCTTGGTTGGATCTTTTGCCGTATCGCAATTATGCCTCGCTCGGAAGCTCTTGCGCCGTTCCGGGTCTGATTTCTTGATGGTCATGTCGGGATCACCGAAACGCACCTTGATGACCGTTCCCTTCGGGTTCTTCACATAAACCGCACTCTTCTTCTTCTCACCCGGAGTGTAGAATGGCTTGTTCAGAGTGACTTTCTTGCCTTGGTATTCAGCCATATCAAGCCTGTCCTCCCGAGAACAATGGCGAAGCCTGAATATCCTTCAAGCTTTCCGGTTTCTTGGGCTTCTGGAACCGAATCTTCGGGGCAACACCCTCTTCGAGTGCCTCCATGATGATCGGGCGCGGTTCATCCGGCAATTTCGGTGCGGTTTGCACCACCATGGTGGTCACGATTGGGTTGTTCATGGCTTTGAATTCACCGCACCAGTCTTCATCCTTCATAGTAGGCCAGCAACTGGGTCTACTGCTGGGCGGATACCTGCGGCAGGTCTTATCCGCACTGAAAAACTGGCAGTCTTTGCAAAAATTCATCACATCTGAGGCTGCTGAGCAATCGCCTGAGCTTGTTGCTGCTGCTGACTAGGAAGGAGACCGCTACTCGTAAGGAATGTTTGGATCTCCTTCCGCAATTTCCGCGCTTCATTGGTCGCCACCTGCTCGTAAGCCTGCAAGAGGCTGTCCAAACGCATCATAAACGCGTTCTGTGACGCCGGACTGAACTGCTGACCCTGCTGGATCGCCCCATTCAGGTACTGCATCAGCACCCCAATGCGCCCAGCGTAGTTCTGACCCGGCTTCGCGGGCACCGGAATACCCACCAGCAGCGTCGGGATCGTCTTGGTCTCGTCCTCCAGCTCGTCCTGGGCCTTCTGACCCGGATCACGGATCAATTTCTTGATCAAACTCGGGTCATCCAGCTCCATGATGCTCTTGTCCAACGCCACCTGATCCACCCAGGGCGAGTTCATAAACAACTGCTTACGGCTGATGGCCTGCTGAACCATCATCTGCCTACTCACCATGTCCATTCCACCCTTCGGCTCCAGCTCGTACTGATCATGGAGGGCCACAGGGTCCGCATCCAACGAGTCCTCCGCAAAGCGATAGCGCAAGCTCTTGGAATCATACTGCACATACAAGCTCCACGCCTGCCGGTACAGCTTGCCCAGAGCCATGCGGAATAGCCGCGCCCGCAAATCCCCGCTCTGCATCGACTGAGCGTTGATGCTCTGGATCTCGGTCGCCGTCCTGCGATCACCACCACTGCTCATCGCGCTACTCATCGCGTAATCCGGGCTACCGATCCGGTTCTCCGCAATGGCCCGCGTCTGATTCAACTCCTGATCAAAACTCACCGGAGGCTGCGGCATCTGCACCGGAGCCACGCCATACGGCAAAATCTGCCCCGGCTGGAACCGCAGATTGATGCTATTCGGCAGCTCCCGCTCCGCACGGAACAGCGGGCGGTTATACAGCGTCATCGCGTCATGCTTATGATTCCACATCGCGGTCATGCTCAGCTCGAACGCCGCCAGAATCTCGCACACGCCTCTTGGACTGAACCAGCCCTTGTCCTTGATCTCATACGGGAAGTCCACGAACGGCAACTGGTTATGCTCATACGGCAACTCCATAGGGTCCCGCAGATCCAGATCCACCGCCGCAGGGCTGTAAGTATAAACCTCCCACACCCCGTCATCCCGCTTCCTATAAACCTCCCAAACAATCACGCCATCCGTGTTCGTGGTGTAAGTAATACCCTCGCGCAACTGCTTCGCATCATCCTCGGTCGCCGCCCCGGGAATGTTATCATCCTGCTGCGGGTTCCCACGGATCTTCTCAATCGTCTTCGCATCACTCTTCCACCCAAGCTGAGCCGCCACCCGCTTGTAAGCCGGAACACTCATCGGCATCACATGCACCGCCCAGTCCGCATCCTGCAAATCCACCGTGTACGCCGGGACCACGAAATACATTGGATCAATCGCCTCGAATCCCACCCGCTTATCACCCGGATTCCAGAAGCACTTCATCACCCCACGCCCGCTCATCAGCGTGTAATCCACCCAGCTCAATACCTCATCAATGAAGTTGGTCTTCTCCCGGATCTTATAATTGAACCAATCCTCGGCCACCTTCGTATACGCATTCAACTGCTGGCGCATCGGCACAAAGCTGGCCACCACATCCATACCCAGAGCTTGCTGGAGGAACAATGGCTTGAGCTTCTCAATCGCCGTATCAATGAGCGGCCAATGCAGATCCGCCGCCTTCGGCCAGGGCTTATTCACACGGCGCAACCCATTGTGGCGTAACTCATACCACCTCGTCTGCCTCAGCTCCCACGGACTGCGTTGGCTCACAGCCTCGACAATCTGGCCCTGCAACGCATTCCGCTGTTTATCGCTCATCATAAAATCGTTGTCCTTTCCTACCCCCCAACATCACATCCAGCAAGCGCAACCCCTTTTTCGCTATGCTCTAGTGGGCCAATCTCATCCTCCAACCTCTCCATCAAACTCCGCCCATCCTCGTTCACCGCCCTCAAATACTCATCCATCCGCTTCCCACCACCACCACAGAAAGCCAGTACCACCGCATCCGCCCGATCAGGACTATTCACCCCACGCGCCCGCAGCTCATCCTTACCCTCCAGCGTCAACTTCCCCTTCCCGTTCGTCCGCACCTTCCGGCTCACGAACTGCTGGAGCAACACCTCATCCGTCCCCACCGGTCCCAGATTCACCTTACCCTCCTCCACCATCCGCCCGAACTCAATCCACATCTCCGCCG